TTTTGATAATTTTGTTGAATTTAAAAAGATAACACTATGACACCTCACATCGTTTACTTTGAATTATTTGGTAAAAAAATGAAAACCGAAGTATTAGCTAAAGACGCTAATCACGCTAAAGAAATTGTAAAATCTAAAATTATATTCCATAAAGTAGAAAATAAAACAATAGATTTTTTAAAAGATATTTTTGGAATGAAATAATTTTGTATATTTGTTGAAAATAGCAACGTTCTTACAACGGCTTATATGTTTTAAGGTTTAAATTTAAATCATGTTTGGCTATTCATGGTTTTTTAAATTAAAGTTATGGCAAGACCAAGCGAATATAATATAGAAATATGTATCTTAATTTGTGAAGAAATTGCAAAAGGTGGAAACATAATGCAAGTACTCGATTCATGTACTAATTATCCAAGTTGGAGTACTTTCAGAAGATGGAAAAGAGATAATGAAGAATTACGAACGTTGTATATAAACTCACAACAAGATAAAGCAGAAGCACTTGAAAAAGAAATGGACGATTATCGATCTATGTTGTTAGCTAAAGAAATAGACGCATCTACTTATAACACATTAGTACAGACTTTAAAATGGAAAATGTCAAAGTATTACGCTAAAATGTATGGCGACAAAACAGATATTACAAGCGGTGGAGAAAAGATACAAACAGCACCTACTTCGATACAAGTTGAAATAACTAAACCAAATGAAGATTAAAGCAACGCCAGTATTTGAAAAGAACTGGAACGCTTTACAAAGCGAAAAATATAAATACATTATAAATTCAGGGTCTTCTCGTAGTAGTAAGACCTTTAGTATTTTACAGATATTTTGGATTTTGGCATGGACTAAAGAACGAACTAAATTATCTGTTTTCCGTAATACTAAAAAAGATTGTAAAGATACTATTTTACAAGATATGTTAAAATATTATCCGACTTTAGAAAATTACGAATTAGTTAAATTTAACAAAACAGAAAGTATATTTTCTTTTCCTAATGGTTCAACTATAAACATTGAAGGAACTGACGACGATTTAAAAGTACATGGTTATCACTCCGACTATCTTTGGTTTAATGAGTTTTATAAAATGCCTAAAGAAACATTTGACCAATTAGATATGCGTTGTAGCTGTGCTGTATTCATGGACTATAACCCAGTTGGCAAACTTTGGAGCGACGATTTGGCAAAACAAGATAACGCTATTGTAATACATTCAACTTTTAAAGATAATCCATTTGTACCATTAAAACAAAAAAAGAAAATATTATCATACGAACCAACGCCATATAATATAGAACAAGCGACTGCAAATGATTATATGTGGCAAGTTTATGGGCTTGGATTAAAAGCAGAGAAGCCTAATAGAATTTTTAAAGGGTGGAAAATAATAGAAGATAAAGAGTTTGAAAATTTACCTTATCCTTATTATTTTGGTTTAGATTTTGGAATTTCTGCACCGACAGCATTGGTAAAAATGAAAACTGATGGTGATGGAACTTACTTTTTAAAAGAGCTATTGTATAAACCACTTAATCAAATGAATGGCACTTTATCTGATGAGTTAGAAAGTTTAGGAATACCAAAACATATTGAAATTATTTGTGATAGTGGTAACGAATTGAATCAAGGAGAAGGACAAAAGCTACGCAATAGCGGTTATAATATTATATTTGCTCAAAAGGGGCAAGGCTCTGTAGTTTCAGCAATTGAAACAATGCAGAAATCAACTATCTATTATACTAAAACAAGTTACAACCTTGAGGAAAATTACGAAAATTACTCATGGAAAATTTATCAAGGAATACAGCTTGATATTCCAGAAGAAACAAGAGAAGATTTAATAGATGCGTCAAAGTATGTAATTAAATGGTATTCTAAAACAAGATATTTAACATAAAATAATTAATAAAATGTTTGTGTATTAATTATTTTTGTATATTTGTAAAAATTAACGATGTGAATCGTAGATAAAAATATGGTAGAAAAATCATTTTCTTTATTCGGTAGGGAGCTTTTTCGTGTTGAAAGAAACCGATTAGGCGAGTTTTCATATTCTTTTTTAAATGGAGAAGATTTTAACCATTCTACTAAATACCTTGAAATGTCATTAAGCAACCCTGTTTTAATGACTATTATTTCTTTACGTTCTAAAATATATTCTCAAATGAGAATAACACATTTAGACGCAAGCGGAAAAGAAATAAAAAACAGTCCTTACATTAAATTATTAAATCAACCTAACTACTTTCAAAGCGGTCAGGATTTCTTATTTCAGCAAATGTGGTTTTTATCAGCAACAGGTAACGACTTAATTTACCAAAAGAAAGCATTTGCAAATGAATTACCAAAAGCTATTTATAATTTAGTACCAAGTGAAATTGATTTTAATGAGGTTCATAAGTTAAATAAGTTTATTGTAACTCAAAAAGATATTAAAGCGTATTCAGAAAAGAAAATAAAATATACTTTAGACAATACCACATTTGAAATACCTTTAAGCGATTTAGTACCATTATACGACTTATCTAATGGACTTACAAATAATGCGTTTATGCGTTCAGAAAGTCGTGTAAAGGCAGTACATAAAGTTTTACAAAATATAGACCAAAATCTAAAGTCTAAACATACTAACTTACAGATGTCGCAAAAGTACATAGGTAAGAATCAAAGTAACGGAAACGAGGCACAAATACAGCAACAAGACAGAAATAGTATAGAGCGTTCAATTAGTTCTAATTCTTTGGTTTTAACTAATGCTAATGTTGATGTTAAGCATTTAGTTAGCGACATGAAACGTTTGTATTTAGATGAGCAATTTGCAGACGATGCCAACAAAGTACTTTTAGCTTTTGAGTTAAATAAAAACGTTTTAAATTACTTCGCTAAAGATTCAACGTTTGAAAATCAAAATCAGGGAGTTATATCATGGGTTCAAAGTTCTATTCAAACAAGTGCAGACGATTTAATGAATAGCTTATCTTCTCAATGGGGTTTATTAGAAAGAAACGAAAAGTTAGTAGCAAGTTACGAGCATTTACCAATTATGCAAAGTGTTGTCAATGATAAAATAAAGTCATTTACTGAAATGCAAAACGCTCTTAAAGTAAGTTTGGAAAATGGAACTTTGACAACAGCAGAAGCAAAGAAAATGAGTGATGAATTTAGACTAAAATTAAAGTTATGATAATTAAAGAGCAAAAAGATAAATTAAAAGAGATTGCTAAAAGAACTGATAACGAAAGTTTAAAGAAAGATATTAAAGATAAATTAACTAATAAAGAAGTAAAAAAATGATTGCAGTAAAAGAATTTCCAGATAGAGAATTTGAAACGCAACAAGATTTATTTAAAGCGTTAAAAGAAAATAAAAAGCAACTTATTTCTTTAAAGAAATCTATTGAAAAAAGAGCTGATGCAATTAGTTATACTTCAAATAATGTAGTTTCAACAGAAGTAGAAAAGTCAGAAGATAATAACGTACAAGAACCTAACAAGATACAAGTAAAAGTAGTTATTAATACTACTAACTTTATTGATTCTCATAATGATTTACACGTTAACGGAATTTGGAATAAATCAGTAAGTGACAATGCTAATAAAGGATTTTTACACTTACAAGAACATGACAGAGATTTTGACAAAGTAATAAGCGACAATGCTAAAGGTTATATTGAATCTATAACATGGAAAAGTTTAGGATTTTCTTATAACGGAAAAACAGAAGCTTTAATTTTTGATTCAACTATTGAAAAGGAACGTAACGAGTTTATGTTTAAACAATATTCTAAAGGGTGGGTTAAAAATCATTCGGTAGGAATGAGATACGTTAAAATTGATTTAGCTATTAATTCAGAATCAGAATATGACAAAGAAGAAAAGGAAATATGGGATAAATATTACTCAGTAGTAGCTAATAAGGAAGTAGCAGATGAAAGAGGTTTCTTTTGGGTTGTAAGTGAAGCAAAGATAATCGAAGGTAGTGCGGTTGTAATGGGTAGTAATTCAGCAACACCAACTATATCAGTAGAAAATAAAACAGAAGCCGACACAATCACTTCTGAAAAACAAGAGCCGTCAAACGACACTCAAAAACAAAACGAGTTATTAAAAGAATTACTAAACAAATTTTAAATTAAACAGAATGGACGAAAATTTAATTAAAGCGTTAGGAGATAAAATCGACGCAATGAAAAACGAATCAGTTACAAAAGCAGAACTGATTGAACTAATGTCTAAAGTACAAGCGTTAGAAACTTCTGGTACAAACGTTACAGAAATGAAATCTAATGTAGAAGAAATTGCTTTAAGAGTATTAGAGTTAGAAACTAAAGGAGTAGATAAAAATGTAGAAGAAAATCTACAATCTATTTTAACAGCTAAAAAAGAAGAGCTTTCTGCAATGAAAGATAAATCAGGTTCAAGTATTAAGTTCGTTTTAAAAGCGGCTGGTACTATGGCAGAATCTACTAACATTACAGGAGATATTCCACAAGGGCAAAGAGAAGCTGGAATTACAAGAGTAGTTAGAAGAAATCCTTTCATTTTACAGTTAGTAAACGTTGGGACTATTATGTCTAACTTATGGGAATGGGTAGAACAAAAAAATCCTGACGGAGGTGCTGGAATGACAGCAGAAGGAGCTAAAAAATCACAAGCTGACTTTGATTTAGTATTAGCTTCTGCATCTGTTAAAAAAGTAACTGCATTTATCAAAGTTACTAAAGAGATGTTAGACGATGTTGAGTTATTAAGAGCTGAAATTGACCAAGAATTAACAGAACTTATCAACTTAAAAATGGATGAGCAAATTTTGTCAGGAGATGGCTTAACTGTAAACTTAAAAGGAATTATTACAACTGCTACGGCTTATTCTGCTGGTAGTTTTGCTTTAGGAATTGTAGCACCTAATAAAGCCGATGTTTTAAGAACTGCAATTAACCAAGTAAGAGTAAACGAATCTGAGCCGACTTATATTGTTATGCACCCAACGGATGTAACTTCAATGGAGTTAGTAAAAGATACAACAGGACAATATGTATTACCTCCTTTCACTTCTATTGATGGTACTATTGTTAGCGGTATTAGAGTAGTTGCTAATACAGGAATGACTGTTGATAAATTCTTAGTAGGTGATTTCACAAAATCGGGAGTTAGATTTAAAGAGGGATTGACTGTAAATGTAGGTTATGAAAATGACGACTTTACTAAAAACCTTGTTACTATTTTAGCTGAAGCTCGTTTAGTACATAGAGTGAAATCTAACCACTACGGAGCATTCGTTTATGGTGATTTCTCGGATGCTATTACAGCGTTAACAAAACCATAATAAATGCAAGTTAAGTTATTAAAAGATTGGGCGGGACATAAAAAAACCGCCCTTATCGAAATAACCGACGAAGCTGTATTAACTAAAGGTTTTGAAATAGGGTTATTTGAAAAACAAGAAGATAAAAAGGTTAAACCTAAAAAAGAAGAATAAAGATGCCTAATATAATTGATACTACTTACTTTCAGAAAGCAAACGGATTAAATATTCCATTAAGTCAAAATGCACCTATTAGCAACGTTGCAATGCAAACACCTAATAATGTGCAAGCACTTGAATTGCTTATCACTAAAGTAGAGAAATCAATTTTATTAAATGCTTTAGGTTTAACAGTTTATAACGAACTACAATTAGCATTAGCGGATATAAACAATCCTTTATATGCTTCTTATAAAAAGTTAGTACAAGGCGAACAATATGATGGTAAATTATGGAACGGATTAGAATATGACAATAGTCTAATTGCGTGGCGTATTTATGAGGATTTTGTAACCGAAGCTAACACAAGTTTAACGGCTGTTGGAACTGCAAATATAAACCCTGAAAAAGCAAATTTAATATCTCCATATTATAGAATTGCAAACGCAAATACAAACTTTATAACACAATATCAAGGAGGCTATTTAAAATACCCGATTATTTATGATGATATTTTTATTGATTGGTTTGGTGGGTGCAATGATAATATAGAGGTTTCTTTGTATCAATATTTAGTTGACAAAGTAGCTGATTTTAATGGTTTAGATATTGCTAAATTTAAGGTTTACGACACTAAAAACTCTTTTGGTATATGATAGTATTCGAGGAACAATTAGGTAGATTAGTAGAAGTATTACCAACTATTCAAGATGCTAATTTTAATAGTTTTGCTATTAATTACAATTGGGGAACAGAAGAAATACTTAACCAATATTTAAAGTTAAACGGAAAGTTAAGTTTTCCTTTAATATGGTTAGAAGTAGGCGAAGATACGAATGATTTAAGGGAACAAAGTGTAAAGCGTCAAGCAAACATTATAATTCTTAATGAATCACAAGCACCGCAAGAATTTAACCCTTATCAATATCAATATGATTTTAGTTTAGTATTACAACCAATAGCAAACAACTTAATACAAGCATTAGAGCAAAGCGGAATAAGTAGATTTGACGATAGAAACATAAGAACAAAAAGAGTTACAAAATACTCAATGCGTGAGAATGACAAGTCTTTAATATTTATTTGTAACGCAATTGTAATAAATGTAGAAATAACATTTAGCAACGTTTCAAGTTGCTTACAAACAATTCAATTTAACAATTAATAAATAAAAAACTATGGCAGTTTTAATAAATCAAAAAGATTGCGTAACATCTCGCAAAAATTTAGGTTTACCAGATTGTATTATTCAAGAAGGTAGATTAACAGGTTTTATCCTTACTCCTAAAGGCTGGAGTATTGATTTAAGTACTGATACATTTGATAAGGCTTACGTAAATGAGCAAGTGCAATTAGGAAATTTTATTCCTGTATTGGGTGCTATTGAAGCAACAAATAACACTCCAGAAGCAACAACAGAAGAATATCAAGGTGGAGTTATGTCGGTAGTTCGTAATGGATTACCACAATACGCATTTAAATTCTTAAAAGGTGGGTGGAAATTTGCAAGTGCATTATCTACTTACAATTCGTTTCAAGCGTTTGATGTATTATTTGTATTTTCAAGTGGTGCAATTGCAGGAGCTACAAACGGAACAGCGTTTACAGGTTTTGACTTAGGTATGTTGAATAATGGTACATATATGTTTACAGATGGTGCTACTTCTGCAAGCGTTACTTGTTCAATGCAGTTAATTAACGAAACTCAATTTAATAGAGATGTAGCTATTTTAGACGCTTCTGTTTTAGATTTTGCAGTTAACACTGATATTTTACCTATTACAGATATTATATTAACAGGAACAGCAGACGCATCTGATAATAAAATTTATGTAGAGGCTGTTTATTCAATTAATCAATCTACAAAATTAGGTGGTATTGCAAGTGCTAATTTAAAACTTTTCGTTAATGGTGCAACAAATGTTATTGTTTCAACAACTTATAACACTTTGAGTGGTAAGTATGAAATTGTACCAACAGCTACATTAACAGCTGGAAATAAAGTAGTAGTTCAATTGTATGATTCTGTTGCTGTAACTGATGTTGCAAAAATCGGAACTAAATATTACAAAGGTGCAACTCCAGAAATTACAGTTGTAGCGTAAAAGTAAAAGATTAATTTACTATATTTGTAACTAACAAGGATGAGAAGGCTATCAATTAATTTTGGTAGCCTTTTTTTAAATTTATAAACAATGGAAATATTTAATATTATTATTTGGGGCAACGATGCAGAAAAATTTTGTGCATTAACAAGAGATGAAAAAATACAATGGATTTTAAAACATACAAATCAAAAAGACTTAAATCAAATTGAATTGTTTTTAGAAAGTCCAATTGTAAAAGCAAAAGAATGTTTATCATGTGGTACTTTGAATAACAAAATAGAAAACCCTTTTAAATATGACAGCAATATCAGCAAAGCAAATGCAATTGAGGTTACAGCAAGTAGCTACGAAGTCGTGGTTGGAGAACCAAGTAACACAAATAGTGTTAAGCGACCAAGACAAACTAAAAGAGGAAAAAATTAACGAGTTTACAAAAGGTGAACGCCCAAATGGTAAAAAGATAGGGGAATATCGCAATGCTGAATATGCTATTTTTAAAGACAATATAAACCCTTTAGCGAATGGTTATGTAGATTTATTACTAACAAGACAGTTTAGTAGTAAATTATTCGTTAGAACGTTTGGTAGTGGTTTTATGTTTAATAGTACAGATAATAAAACAGGTTCTTTAATTGGTCAATATGGAATTGATATAATGGGTTTAAATCAAGATTGGTTTAACAACAGACAAAGAAATATTTACAAACCAGTTTTAGACTTTGAAATAAGTAGAATTTTAAATAAAAGATAATGCCAAAATATAACTCGATAGACACAATTCCAGCAAAAGTATTCTTTGAAATATTAAAGAGTAAAAACTTTCAATTACTAAAACCAAAACCAAAAGAAAAGGGATTAGAAGAACTTTTTATGTCTATTTATGACGAATTTTTTATTAAGTCAGATAATCCAGAAGCTAACAGATATTTAGAATTAAACAAAGAAATATCTTTTTTGCAATATAAAATAGCCACTTTAAAACAAGCATTACATTTTTACTTTTATAATCGCACAACTAAAGAAATGCGAGAAGAATTTGCTAAAAGTTTAAAAGATGGTTTTGGTATTGAATTAAATTTAGAAGTGCCTTTTATAGATGAGGTGCAACGTGTTTTAAGCATTGAAATAGGAATAATTGAGAACGATTTAAACCTATCAAAGATTGAGTTTGAAAGCATGATTAAAGGTTCTAAAAGCAAAGATTATGATTATTATGATGAGTTGGGTATATTAAGCCAAGTTTTACCAAATAACTCACTATTAAAAGAAGAAATGACTTTAGCGGTTTATGTATCTTTAGAAAAGTTAGCAAAGAAAGTAGTTGAACAACAAAATAAAAAGAAATAATGATATTAAATCCTTTTGAAATAGTAGATTTATTTTTGTTATATATAAAAACATATTTAATAAAAAAATAACATGGAATTTATAGAATTTCTTTCAGCAAATGCCTTAAAAGAGTTAGAGCTTGCAAATAAAGAGTTAGTAACTATGGTTGCTAATGTTGATAATGTAGGTAAAAAAATGAAAAATATATCTACTCCGAGCGGTTCGGATAGTGCTATAAAATCATTAACTGACCAATATAAGCAACAGGAAAAGGTTATACAATCTTTACAAAATCAGTTACAGAAACTAACTGAAAAGCAGAATCAAAATACTTTGTCAGCTAAACAAATGGAGGCTCAATCTGTTCGTGAAAGCAACGCAAGAAACTCTTTAAATAAACAACGAGAACAAAGTATTAAGCAATTAGAAAGAGAAGAACAAAAGATAGCAGTAGCAAGTAATTACTACAATAAATTACAAACCGAATTAAATAAATTAAACTTTGCTTATCAGGATTTAGCAACACGCCAGCAAATGGGCGCTACACTTTCAAAAGTAGAGGCTGAAAGAATGAATTATTTATCGGGTAGAATAAAAACATTAGACACTACTTTAAAAGGTGTTGACGGTGCTATGGGTAAATATCAAAGAAATGTAGGTAATTATTCAGGTTCTTTCAATCCATTAAGTAATTCTATTAATCAGTTAAGTAGAGAGATGCCAGCGTTTGCAAATAGTGTGCAAACAGGTTTTATGGCTATTTCAAATAACTTACCTATTTTCTTTGATGCTATGCAAGGTATTATAGCACAAAATAAAGAATTACAAGCACAAGGAAAACCTACTCAATCACTTTTCAAACAATTAATAAGTAGTGTTTTTAGTTTCGGTACTGCTTTAAGTGTTGGAGTTACATTGTTAACTATTTATGGCAAAGAGATAGTAAATTGGGTTAGTTCTTTAATGGCTGGTAGTGATGCTTTAAAAGAATTAAACGAAAACCAAGAAGCGTTTAATAAATCTAAAAAAGAAGGTAGAAAGGAAAGTGTGGCCGAACGTACAGAAGTAGAAAAAAACGTAAGAACTATGCGTAATTCTACTTTAGAGGCTGAAAAAAGAAATATAGCATTAACTAATTTACGAAATCAATTTCCTTTATATTTTAAAGATTTAACAGACGAGCAAATGTTAAATGGAAATATTACAAAGGAGTTAAGTAAATTAAATTTAGCATTAGAACAAAGAGCCACTTTAACAAGAGCAACAGAAGCAAATGTAAAAAATAAACAAAGATTATTAGATTTACAAGATGAGTTAAAGGCTTTAGAAGCTATTGAATTGCAACAAAGAAAAAGTATGCAAACAGCAGTAGCCAATAATTTAAGTTCTTATGGTTTAGCTACTCTTTCAGACCAATTAAATAAAACGCAAGAAAAAAGAATACAAGTTGAAAAAGACATAGTAGCTTTTCAAACAGTAATAGGAAGAAACGACAAATTAATAAATGAATTAAAAGGTCAACAGATTGAACTTGAAGGAAACCTAAATACAGAAAAAGGCAAAACAAATAAAGAAAGACAAAAGAAAATAGACTTACAAAAGAAAGAAATTGAAGCCGATAAATATTCCGTAGTTTGGTTTGAAAAAAACATTTCTTTATTAGAGCAACAACATAAAATGATGTCTTTTGCTAACCCTATGAGGAAACAAGTTATTTCTCAATTAGGTTTATTAAAAATGGCTTATGAGTTATTATATGGTGCAAAGAAAAAAGATAATGAAGAAACTAAAAAAGAATTGGAATATGGAACAATTGCTTTTTATGAAAATGAAATAAAACTAATAAGAGAAAAACAACAACTAACAAAAGATAATGAAAGGTATTCAAGTTTACAAAGAGATATTGATTTTTACCAAGTTTTAATAGATAGAATTAAAGGAGTTAATAAAGCGTTAGAAGAAGGAAAAGCACCAGATTATAGTAAATATTTTCAAGGTTTTGTAGATGATTTTGGCTCAAATAGTGGTTTTAGTCAGATTATAGACATAATGAGTGATAAAATAGAAGGATTTGGAGAAAATGCACAAGTTACAGCATTAGCAGTATCGGAAGCGTTCCAACAAGCTTTTAATACTATTTCTGAAATGTCAAACGCAAATTACGAAAATATGTATCGTAATTTAGAGCAGCAAAGAGATGTAGCAATACTATTCGCTGGGGAAAGCACAACGGCAAGGGAAGAAATAGAAAGACAATATGAAGAGAGACGCAGAAGAATACAAAGACAACAAGCGGAAAGTCAAAAGCGTTTAGCAATGTTTAATATTGTTACAGATACGGCACAAGCTATTTTAGCAACATTTGCAAAATCAGGATTTCCAGCTGGAGTTCCTTTAGCTATTGCAATGGGAGCAATCGGAGCAGTTCAGTTAGCAATGGTAGCAAGTCAGCCAATTCCAGCATTTGAAAAAGGAGGGATTCACGAAGGCGGTTTAATGTTAGTTAATGATGGTAAAGGTTCTAATTATCAAGAAAAAGTAGTAACTCCAGATGGTAAAGTAATTGAGCCAAAAGGTAGAAATGTAGTAATGAACGCACCAAAAGGAACGCAAATTTTTACTCACGACCAATGGTTAAATAATATTCTTTTAAGTAATGGAATTGAACCAACTAATCAAACAATTGTAAAAGGTGGAATTTCTAAAGAAGAAATGCGTGACGTAATGTCACAGTTTGCGAACAAAGATAGTTATCATTTTAGCTTTGACGAGGGTGGAATAAACAAAACAATTATGCGAGGAGCGAGCAAAACAAATATTTTAAATAGTAGATTAAGAATTAAATCAAAAGATGTATAATGGACGGAATTAACTTTAAATTTTACCTTAACTTTAAAAATGATTCAATTGGTCGGGTAGAAATATCTGAACCAGTTGGATTTGATGGAGCTACTTTTACAATCGAACAAGATAGTAAAAGATATGGTAGAGATGTAGCGTATGGTAGTGAGGAAGTTTCACTATCTTTTTTTGAGGGCGTTTATGATAATGGTTTAACGCATTGTTTTGATTTATTAGTAAGATATTATTCAGACTATGGATTTGAAAGTGAAGTTGAATTTATTGTAAATAAAAATGGTGTTGACTTTGTGGTAGGTTTATTAGATTATCAATTAGCAGAAACAGACCAAATAACGCATTTTAAAACTAAAGTAATACAAAACACTAACCAAGCTATTGTAAAGCGTAGAGATGATGTAAATGTAGATGTATTTAGTAGTACTGATTTAGACGATAACGCAATAAGACCAGTTACAACACAAAAGATATTATTAAAGGCAAAACCAGTAGTGCAATTTAGTAAATGGGATTCAAAAGATATTGGAGGTACAATAAATTATGTAGGGTCTGGATTTACACACGATTTTACTATACCGATAGCAAATAATTTAATAAATTATAAAATAGAAAATTCATACGCTCCTTTTGATGTGTTTTGGAGTGGTACTGATTTAGGCATAACAGCTGTTAGAGATTTTATATTTGCTAATAGATTATTAACAGCTAAAACAGCTTTAACAAATGTAAAAGTAAAAATAAAAAATCTTAACTTATTTGGCGTTACAAGTTCGGGGAGTGTTAGTTTAAGATACGGAACATCTTTTTATGATGATAACGGAAATTGGATAAGTGCTGGTAATACTCCCACTACTAATTTAGAAACAAATAATTTTACACTAAGTATAATAGATACAGATTATGAGTTTGAAATACCTTATATGGCTTCTGGAGAAAGTTTATGGTGTGATACTACTATTTTTAGAAGTAGCGGTTCTTTTACTTCTGTATCGGCACAATATACAAGATTTTCACACGATGGAGTTGAAATATCTGTAACATCAACTGCAATTGATTCCGTTATTGAGGGTGTTAGACATATAAACTATGTAAAGCAAGTTTTTAAAAGTGCAACAGGATTGAATGTAATTGCTCCTAAATATGACATAGGCGGACAATTTTACAATAACTTTGTTTTTAATGGTAAGTTAATAAGACAATTTACAGACCAAGCATTTTACGGAACTATTAAAGAAAATGTATCGCAATTAGTTGAATTAAATAGCGATTATCAAATTAACAAAGACGCTGTTTATATCGGGCAATATAATGATTTTTATACTAACAATGAAATAGGAGCTTTTTTAACAGCTCCAGAGCAAAGTTTTAAAAGTGCTTTTAACGATAGATATTCTATTAATAAAATGGAATATAAATATAAGTCATTTGAGCAAGATAAAGACGAGAGCAACACAATAGACGCTATTCACACTTCGACACAATGGCTATTACCAAATAAACAAGTAGAGAATAATTTAAAGATAGAAGTTGACTTTGTGCGTGACCCTTTTGAAATTGAAAGCGCAAGACGACAAGGAATATTTACAAAAGATACAACCTCTTTAAGTAATGACGACAAAGTTTATATTATCGATGTTATAGAATTAGCACCAAACACAAGAAACGAATTTACAGCCCTTTTGCAGTACACAAAATCTATTGAAGATGAAACTTTTAAAATACTTTCAAACGGTTCTTTTAATTGGAATTTATTAGGTTTTGAAGTAGGTAATACTATAATTGTAAACGGAAACTCTTATGTAGTTGCAATAATTGAAAATACAGTAATTACATTAACAGACCCAACGGCAGACGGAACAACGGGGACGGCCGTAATAACTGTAAATTACCCTTTGACAAATGTAAGTTTAGTCAATAGAACAAACCAAGAGTTTAATTTAATTGAAAATATAGCAACAGGCGAAAACTTTAGTAACTTACAATATTCAATAGGGCGTAATTTACAGCATTGGTATTCTTATTTAAAAACAGCGTGCAAATTTAGACAATTAGGTAAAATAAAAAATACCTACTTTAAATCTAATGGACTTGCAAAGACACAATTTAGAAGTGGTGCTATTATTACAGAAAATGCTGATATATTAGTATCTAATTTAGGAGATGCTATTTTGTCGCCTTATGTTTATACTACTAAATTAGTTGCCGATTACAACGATGTATTAAACGTTCTTGAATTAATGGAAACTATAAATTTGGATAATTCAATAGGTGGATTTATAAGAGTTATGGATAATGAGTTCAGAATGGCTAAAATTTACCCTACTAAATTATCTTATAAATGGGCAACCGCTGAATTAGATATAACAGGAGAAGTAAAACAAGATTCTGAATATTTAGAAATTAATTCTACTTTAAGTGGTTTAATTATTATTGATGAAGTAGGTTATGATACCGATATAATAAAGCCTTTATCTTTAAGAACAGAAGGCGACTACATACAAATATTAGATAAAAGAGGAATTGCTTTAAATAATTTAATAAAATTTGATAAAGTAAGAGTTAATTCAAATATTTTTAGTAATATTGTAGAACTTTCAGATGAATTATTAACGTTGTGATAACGTCGAATTATGGATTATTCTTTTATTAGATTTAGTGAAACATTAGCTGAGGCGAACCAATTAAAGGACTCGCCTTTAGCTAATATTCGCTATCAAGAAGTTATACAATTACTACCTACTGAACATTATCTACAAAAAACAAATACAGACTACGGAATTTCTTTTGATGGGGATTTACAAGTTTTAGTAGTTGATTGTAATGATAATACTTTAGCAGATATTACCGACAAAGTAGCTGTTTATGAGTTTGTAGATAGAAACGGAATAAATCAGTTAGATATTGAATTTTATAAGTTATCGGTTGATTTTTACAAAAGACCAGTACATATAAAATTAGTAAATACTTATTCTAATGCTGTTTATTATTCAAACTCTTTGTATATTACAGCGTATGAAAGTTACAAAACAACTCGTTTTGATTACTTTAACCACAATGTAATAGTTGGTATTCCTTATGATAAAACTTCAAACTATCAATCTATTAGACTGCAATTATGGTTTAATAATTTAGAAGATAAAACAGAAGTAAGCGATTATTACCAAATTAGCAACGGAAATACAATAAGCACAAGACCACTTTATAAACAAGCTGAAATATACGCTTGTGAAATGATGTCAAACTTTGCCTTTGAACGCATAAACGTATTATTATTACATGATGTAATTTATATTGATGGTGTAAGAATGACAAATAAAACTACTTTAAAAAGTGGGTCAAGAATACAAGCAAGTAATATTTTTAAAACTGAATTTTCATGCTTTAAAAACTATGACGAAAATTATTTACCTTATCCTTTTATTTACGAACCTTTATCTTTAGTAGAAAGAAGTCCAGAAGGTGTTTATACTTTATCTGGTATATCTGGGGAAAATATAAGAGGTGCATTTAATAGAAATATAACTTTAGGTAGTGGTACAATTAAACTTTACAAAGGCGTTACTTTAATAAATACTTTTACAACCGCTACTATTATAGGTAATTTATTTGAAGTTGATATAACAGGATTAATAACAACAAATGGGACTTATTATGTTGTTATATCAAATGGTATGTTTAAAAGCGATGTAGATACTTACAGCGGTACAAATTGGAGTTTTGTAGTAGCTGATGGAGAATATGAAAGTTCTGAATATGATAATTCACAATATTTAACAAATTAATAAAATGGCAACAAAAAGTAATTTAATAACAGATATAAATACGCAATTAACAGCGATTATAACACAAGCTAAACATAGATTGTCTATGTTATCAATTATTAACGAAATATATCCAACTATTGTAAGAGAAACGCAATCTACTACAAACACTATTACAACTAAAAATACTACTCCAACTTTAGCCTATGATATAAATATAGCTAAAACAGGGCGTAAAGTAACTATTAACGGAAGCATAACAAATACTACTGATAGTATAATAGCAAGTGTTTCTGCTGATGGTAATTATTTCTTTGAAATAACAAATAGTGAATATTATCCAAGTACTTTAGAAATACAGCCTTTTTTTACTTTTGGAACTGGATTTAGTTCTTATTTATTTTTTGACAGTAATAAGATTTATTGCAGAGAAATACCAGCTAATGAAGTTTCTTATTTTAGTATAACTTATTTTACTCAAAACTAATGAGAGAGGCTGTAAAAATAACAAGAACGACATCAGAATTTAATCAAAATCTATTGAGTTTCTTAAACTCTGATGTTAGTATTACTTCTGGTGGTGCTAACGCTACCATAACAAAAGATAATTCTTTTAAGTATGGTTATTTAGATAGTTTTAAAATAAATTATATAAATACTGGTAGTTCTGATAATGTTGTTTTTTACATAAACGATAATACAACAACTGTTACGCAAGATGGTAGTTATATTTTATCGTATAGATTTTTTAAAAACTCGATAACAGAAGATGTAAATTTTATATGCAATGTGTTTGTTAACGGAATATTGCAAACTGAAAATATTTTAAATCAAAATCTTTTTATAAGTTCAGGCTTTGAAGATAATGTTTGGCAAACATACGCACAAACTTTAGATTTACAAACTGGAGATATTATAACAATGACTTTTGATACTTATTCAGATACTTCATTAGTTGATATTTGGTTTGATGGATTAAAATTAGAATTAGACAATAAGAATTTAGGAATACCAAGTATATACAGTTTGCCTAATAACTATTATACAAATAGTGTTAGTAACTTTATTTTTGTAGATAGTATAAACGATTTACCAACAGCAATAAGCAACGTTATTACATTGCAAGATAATTATACTTACTTCTTTGTAAAGTCTATTGATTTTTTAGGTAGTAGATTAGTTTGCGGACAAAACACTGTTATATTGGGTTCATCTTCTGAAAATGTTATTTTGAGTTCAACAGGATTAACTGCTTCGGCTTTAATTAGTTCAAATTATAGCTTACCAATGCGTAATATTACAATTACTTCAAATATAGCTTTAAATTTAGATGGAGATAGCGTTAACACCGCTTTAGATTGGAATGGTGTCAACTTTACAAATTGCGCTACTGTTGGAACTATTAAAGATTATTCAAACGTAATTTTTACAGATTGTGCGTTATTAGAAAGTGCAAATCTTACTTTTAATGGTACAATAGGGTCGGTAGGTTTTAATAGTTGTTTGATAAATTCTATTAGCGGACAAACTGCTATTATTTTACCATCTACCTTAACACTAACAAGAAGATTTAGAGTTATATACTCGGCTTTTGTGGTGTTAAGTGGCGAAACAGGAATAAATGCAAGTACTTCTGCTGTTATACCAAATGAATCGTATATTTTAGATACTGTTTCTTTTAGTGGTGGTGGTACTTATTTAAGCGGTGTTACTTATTTAAACAATAAGTCTTTGTTTGTTAATTGTTCAGGTATCGAAAATAGTGCATCTTTAGGACAAATGTATATGATTAACAATACTACAAACACACCTATTGCAACTTTAAACACATTTGTAAAAGCTAACGGAACAACAACTGCAAACTCTTTAAATCAAAAGTTTACACATACAAGTAATAGACTTACTTATGTTGGAAGTCAAACAGCATCTTTTAAAATATATGTTTCTGGTGCAATTGCATCATCTGGAACAAATGATAATTTAATAGTAGCTATTGGTAAAAATGGTACTGTTGGAACATCAAGTCAAATGAGTGTTAGAACTATCACAGGCTCACAAGCGGTTAATTTTGGAACACAAGATATTTACCAGTTATCAACTAATGATTACATTGAGTTTTTTTTAACTAATGCGTCAACTACAAATAGTTTAACTCTTAGCGATTTGAATTTAATAATAGAAAGATTTTAATTATGATAAAATTACAAATAAGAAGAAAAACAGCCAAAGTATGGCAACACTTTATAACTGATGGGGAAAATTTTATTTTCTCTAAATGTTATTGTAAAACTAATGGCGATAAGTTTAGAGTTGTCGAAGATGGCGGAACTCAAAAGAATGAATATAATTTTGACGAAATAGAAGTTTACGACGACTTAAATAGCGGAATAGCTGAAACGTTTACAAGTTCTTTAGAATTAATGGAGCGTTTGTCGGCTTTAAACTATGTGGGTTTTAATCAAGGCGGAAATGTTGTAATTGCTGATTTAATCAGTTCAGATTCGTCTAATGCTATTGAATTAGGTAGTGATGATAGGTTGTTTGTTAATAAAAGAGTGGCTTTTACATTTGAATTACCTCACTTTTTTTTTAGTAGATATGTTTCTACAAACTTTTCACAACCAGTAATAACAAATGGCTTTTTAACCTTTAATGTTGATAGCGGAACTACTAATCATTTGACACTTGTTCCTAATTCAAATACAGCTATTTATAGAGTTCCAAGAACTTGTGTTTTAGATAGTGTGTATTTTTATGGAAATATTTCTAATTGTGAAATTGCAATATACAAAAGTCCAACAGCTGGAGGTACTTCTGCTGTTGAAATATACAATGAAATAGGTACTTCAATTATTGAAGAAACTAATATTAACTCTACTATTGAGGAAGATTATTTTATACACGTTTTCATTAGAAATTTATTAAATACATCGGGTACAAATAGCGGAAGATTATTTTTAAAATTTAAATAACTAAAAACAATAAAAAATGACACACAAAAGTATGACTTACGAAGGAAATGAAAACTTAGCTTCTTTCGGTCAATTCGGAATTAGAGTATTAACATCAAACGCAACAGTAGGAGAAACATTTATTGCTATTCAAGTTATTACAGATGCGGTTATTTCAGCTACATTAACAGCAAATGAAAGTGGAGAAATAGGAGATACTTCAATAACTTCTTTAGCGTTAACTGCTGGAACTGTTATATATGGGCGTTTTGTTGATTTACAAGTAGCAAGCGGAAAAGTAATAGCTTATAAAGGATAGATTATGTTAGGATTAGGTAATAATTTAAGACATAATAATAAGGTGGGTGGTTCGGTTTTATCTACTGAATATTTCGTGCGACCAAGTGGTACAACTTACGGAGATGGCAGCGGAACTTCTTACGCTAATGCGTGGAGTGGTTTCTCATCTATCAATTGGACTTTGTTAGCAAATCAAACTTTAAATGTTTGCGGAACTTTTAACG